GTTAGTGCTTTTGCGTTACTTGGTTTAGTTTCGTGTACAGAAGCTGTTAGCAGGCCATGGACCTCCAGTCTTTTTAATAACTATTGCCATATTGTATTTATCTATGAAACATTTTGGTACTTTGACACTATAATAACCAAACATAACTATATGCAATCGATAAATCAGCTATTCACTGAGAAATACAGACCAAAGAATTTAGAGGAACTAATCCTTCCTGAAAGAGTGATGTCCAAATTTAAAGATGGACTAGTACAGAATATGCTGTTTGCGGGCTCACCAGGGACAGGTAAGACTTCTTGTGCAAAAGCCATTGTAAATCAGTTCCAATTGCCATACCTGTACATCAACGCGTCCACAGACACATCGGTAGATGTTATTAGAACAAAGATTATAGATTTCTGTTCAACTGTATCTATAATGGATGCTCCAGGGATGTTTAAGGTAGTAATACTAGATGAGGTTGATGGAGTATCTGATCAATTCTTTAAAGCGTTAAGAGCTACTATGGAACAATTTGCATCTAATTCTAGATTTATTGCAACATGTAACTATATTAATAAACTACCAGATCCTATTCTATCAAGATTTGAAGTTATTAATTTTGACTTTGATAAAGAAGAAGAAAGCGAATTAACAAAGAAATATATTAGAAGAGTTTATGATATATGTGGAAAAGAAGAAATGACAATTCAAAAAGATGCACTTGTAGAATTTGTTAGACGTAACTTTCCAGATCTTAGATCTACTCTAAATAAATTACAGGGCTATAAAACACAAGGTACTACAAATATTACAATAGAAGATGTTAAGAAATTTAACTCTGTCTATAAAGATGTATTTGAATTAGTATTTAACGAATCAGATCCTGCTAAAAATTATCAGCTTCTAGTAAGCAATTATTCTAATAGAGTTGATGATGTTTTACAATCATTAGGTGCAGAGTTTGTAGAATATATAAAACAAGAACGTTTGCAAAGTGTAAAGCATATTCCGCAAGTAGTTATTTCGGTTGCTAAACACCAAGCTCAAAGAATTCATGTAATAGATCCGGTAATCACAATGTTAAGCTGTGTATATGATATTCAAGGAATTGTAAAAAAATAACAAAATAATTGCCAAAACATTTTTCTATGTCAAATATTTTTCGTATATTAGTATAGGAATTAAAACACACAAAATATGAAAGTGGGAAAACATACATTATTAATCGACGGTAACTACTTTGTTTTTAGTAGATTATTCGTTATGCCAAAGCCAAAGGGCGGCGCGCTTCTTCTGGGTGATGATAAGCAAAAATCACAGTTTATGAGAAAACTAGCAATTGACTTTGCATCTGAAATGCGTAAGCTTAAGATGTTTGTTGATGATGTTGTTTTGACTGTAGATTCTAAATCATGGAGAAAGGATCTATATCCAGAAGCACAATATAAAGGAACTAGAAAGCAAAACAAAACAGTAGATTGGACTGCAGTATATGAAGTATATGAAGCATTTCAAGAAATTCTTGCTAAGAAAGGTGTTACTGTACATCAAATACAAGGTGCAGAAGCAGATGATGTTATCTTCGGTTGGTCAACAATGTTGAATGCCAGAGGTAAATCTTGTATCGTATGGACTGGTGATAGAGATCTTATTCAATTAGTTAACTATTCCACTACCAACGACGCGCATACTATATGGTATTACAATACTAAAAAATCTCTCTATGGTTATCAAGGCTTTGAAGCTGACATGGCTAAATCATCCTCAAAAGACATGACTGGCGATGATATGTTATTCAACATGGGCGGTAAGAATATGTTGCGTGATAATTATCAATATGACATCATGTCATGGGTAACTGCTAATAAAATTACTACTACAGAAATCAACTGTGATGAATTTATATTTAAGAAAATACTTACAGGAGATAAATCAGATAACATTTCGTCAGTAGTTACTTGGCAAAAAGAAATGAAGAACGGTAAACTTAGAAACTATTCTATTACTGATAAAACAGCAGATATGATTTTCAGTCAATTCGTTAAAGAATTCAATGACTTTAAAATAGATTACTTATTTTCATCAGAAGCTAAAGATACATTATCAGATATTATCTACAGAGTTGTCGGACACAGTTCATTAACATTAATTAAAACTACTCTTACACAAAATATCGGCTTAATGCTATTGCATAATGAAACTATTCCAGATCCAATTCAAAAAGCAATTTACGATGCAATTGAAAAAGATTGGGAAGGTGCAATTGATAATAAAGATGCTTTGTTAGAAATGGACAAAATCTTAAAAGATACTGATTGGTTAGAAGGTGCTAAGAAAAACAATTTTGCACCAGATCCTTTTGCAGGCATGGATATTCCAGAAGAGAAGCAAACTCCTATGAAGTTAGTTGGTAAAAAGACTATTGCAAAATCTACTAAAAAGGATTCTACTAAAAATTTATTCTAATGACTTTAAACGACTATATTCATATAGAAGAAATCTTAGCAGAAGCAAATGCATATAATTTAAAACCAGAAATTATAGAACTTGCTACTAAAATAGAAATGCTTCATAATCTATCAAAAGTAGATTCTTATCAACATGCATTTAATACCCTTATTGGGTAAACTTTCCAACTTATTAACATATAATTAATATGCTAGACGAAACTAAGTTGTTTGACTTTGTGAAAATTATGTTTACAAAGCCAGCAACATATAATAAAATAAAACAACATAATAAGAAGAGACATCATTTCATGATTAATAGATTTATGTCTATTAAATATCCTGCAAATGCACAGATGTTTAATATCAATGGTATCAACGGTGCAAGCGTTGTTGATAGTTGGTCAATGGTAGCTTCCAGGTTTAAATCAGTGCCACGATGGTTTTATACTAAAACTAAAAAGGCTAAGAAAAATGAAGTGGATAAATATATCCCAAGTGATAGAGCTGTAGAGCTTTACATGAATAAAAACGAAATAGGCCAGCGCGAAATGAGTGAATTAAAATTATTTGCGAAAGATCAATTATATGCAGACCTTAAAAAAATTGAAAAGCAAATAGATGTCTACAACGATTAACGATACTTTTACGGAAATAGTTGATGTTACTTTATATAAGTATAACTCAATTGATTTAAAACTTTGGGGTATAATTCTTAGAGGATATACATCAAAAGTACATTCTGATAATTGGAGAGTCATTTCAGCAGATACTTTAAAAACATATATCACTCGTAATTTTTCAGATGATATTTCTAGATTTAAAGCTGTTAGTGATACTACTGTCCATAAAGAAGCTACATCTGTTTATTTTATTTGGCAAATCTTTGAAACTATGCCAAATTTAAAATATGTCAAAGTAAATCTAAATAAAAATTCTAGCTATAATAGAATTGTAAATGTAGATCAAGTTAAAACAATTAAGTATGATATAAAAGTACTTAGGGGATTTATTAGAACCTTTGATTTATTCCACCCTAGTGAAGTTACATTAGTTAATAGGGTTTTAGAAAAATCAGGTTTAATGAAAAATAACCAGCATTTTAAATTAATAAAAGTTAGAGAGTTTTTATCTGCATTAGATCTGTATTTATCTGAAAATAATCAAGCTGAAATATTTAGCGTTACTAATGCATTTATTTCAATATTGGAAAATTATGAGGCTGATAATCCTGAGATGCTTTTAATCACTGATAAAGATTCAGATATATAATAAAAAATAGACTAGAATAGTCTTTAAGTTAAATGGTAACTAATTATACTGCAAATCAAATAGGCGATCAAATTTTCGCTAGACTCCAAGAACCTTATTCAGATACTGATAAGATTTTAGCTTGGAATATACTAGCACAAGTACATTCACCATATACAATTGGTAAATTAAACATCACACAAGATAGTAATACTATTGTAGGCATAGGAACTAACCTAGACCTAGTAGAGGGTGATATGATTTATGTAGGATCTAATATATTTACAGTTTCTACAATAGACATAGCTGCTCAAACATTTACAACAGTAGAAATACCTAATTTTTCTGCAGCCTCAGTTTCATTTTCTAAAGTACCAGATTCTAATAATAATTTTGCCTATGACTTTAGATGGTCTCAGGAAGATGTTATTACGAGTGGTGGCCAAATGTCTGAATTTAGACCACTTAATATTAACTTAGGACCTAATGATTTATTAGGTTTAACATTTGACCCTAACAAGCCACTTTGGATTGATATTAGAGCTGAAGTTATGGCTTTATCTAATTTACATAGTATTAGTCTAGTGAGCGTTGAATTCCAAATACAAACAGGAAACGGTACAATTGTATCATGTCCTCAAATTTGTTCAGAATGTACAGACCCTTATGTAGATGGATGTACTAATATTGTAGTTGAATGTTCAGATCCTATTTACGATCCATATAATTTAAGTAAACCTACTTCAATCTATAAAGAGATTTCAGAACTAGGTGCAAATATGTGGGGTCATGATGTAAAATACTTTAGAGTAGAACCTGATAAAAGATCTAAAGATGTCGTATTAATGGAGTATTCTCTATATAATGTACAGGCTCAAGGTCAAGTTAAAATAATGGTTCCAGATAATGAGATGCCATCGCAAGAATTTCAATATGATATATTTGGAATGGGATGGGAAGATTTTGAAGTCCATATTACAAAGGGACAAATGGAACAAGCGTTTGGTGCAAACAAACCACCGAGAGCTAGAGATTACTTATATTTCCCATTAATGAATAGAATGTATGAAGTTGCTTCGGTTTCTTTTGCAGATGAATTCAATATGGAAATGACCTATTGGAGAGTAATGTTAAGAAAATACGAAGAGAGAACTTCTACGATTGTTGGTGATGATGCAGCAGGACAGGCGATGCAAGTAGAAATGGACAGCTTAACAACTGGTATTGAAGAAATATTTGGTGAAGAGTTAAAAGATGAATATGCACAAACTTCTAAACCTGAACAATATCAAACGGTATTTAGTCCAGTAGGAGATGGTATTAGAGATAGAATTCATAATAGTATGACTATTTCAGATATGGAAATTAGAAATAAATGGACCATCGTTTCTAAAAATCATTATGATCTTTCAACAATTAAAGATTTAGGTATTGAAGCCCTGGTATACAAAAAGAATTCAACTTTATCTACTGCTGATAATTTAGCATTTACAGTATGGTTCCAACCTAGCTTAACAAGTCCAACTGCAGACCAAGTTTTATTTGACGGTTCATTAGGTAATAAGGGATTAAAATTATCAATGAATCAAACTGTAGTTAAAGCAACCATTAACGGGCAGATTTATCAATTCCCATTTGGAGTACAACCAATTAATGGAAATTGGTACGGTATGGTATTTAATTTAAACAATGCATTTAAGCAAATTGCAACCTATGTTTACAAATTACATCCAGGTAGTAATAAATCTCCTAATATGCCAATAACAGATACGTTAACAGAAGTTATGAATAACAAGCAAGATTTACCAGAATTACAAGGATGGGTAACTGATAAACAGTATTCATTAATGCCTGGTAAATTAAAGTTAACCAACATACGATTATTTAAAAAGACAATCGGTGCTGATCAACATAGAAACGTATTACAACAATATGTAGTTAGAGATAATCAATTAGCACATATTATAGATAACGCAATTCCATCAATTCAATTAAGAAGATATAACCAATCTAGGTAATTTGTAACAAAAATAGATTAAATTTGTTACACGAACTTACATAGATATATATTATATAATATCATAATATGAGCGAGAAGAAAAAGACTATATCCGAACAAGCGGATGAAATAAGAAAAGAACTAGACGATTTAATTGGGGATGGCATAATGGATGTTGAATCAGATCCACAGGATCTTCCTATCCAAGCAAGACCTACAGATTTAGTTCCTGCCACAAACTATAAAGAATTAAAGTCTTCTGCTACTAAAAAAGCAGAAAAGACTATTACAGCTCTTATGAAATTCTATCTAGATGCTGATATTATTGAAAAGGATGAATATATTGCTGCAAAAAAAAGAATGGATGAGATGACTATGTCCTCTCTAATTTATCAATTAAATGCAGGTGAAAAAGCACTAACAACTTTGTTAGAAACAATTGACTCGGGTGAATTAGCACCTAGAATGTTTGAGGTTCTTGCAACTCTACAAAAATCAATGTTAGATATTATTAAATCTCAAACCATGTACTTAATGGCAGCAGAAGAGGGTACAAAAAGAATTGCAAGGGATTTAGAAATATATCAACAAAGAGCAAATAACTCAGAAATTGAAAGTTCAGGCGGTGACTCTAGTAATAAAAATATTCAAAGAGGTACAAAAGATTTAATGGCTGCAATACAAGCAGGTATTCACGGAGCTTCAGAGGAAGATATTGAAGACGTAGAACCAACAGAAGAATAATAAATGTCAGACGGAATAGGAGATAATAAATGGATTCCTAAAGCAGAAGGTGATGCAACCTCTGCTGATAGGATTGTATGGTCGACCCGACAGATCGATGATCTGTTAGTGGCTATGGACCAGGGTTATCGTCCTAAGATTAAGTTACCATTCTACGAGGGTAGACAATTTCTAAAGAAGGGTAATATTGTATTTGAATATACTGATGAGGAAATTACCGAGTTAGCTAGATGTGCCAAGGACATTGTCTATTTTGCAGAGAAGTATGCAGTAGTGATGACCGATGAAGGTATTCAACAAGTAAAGTTGAGAGATTACCAGAAGGATATGTTGAGGAATTTCCAGAATGATAGATTTAATATTGTTCTTGCTGCTCGACAAATGGGTAAAACAGTTACCGCATCTATTTTTAATGCATGGTATGTTACCTTTAATATGGATAAGAATACTTTGCTACTTGCGAATAAATCTGATTCAACAAAAGAAATTATTGATAAAGCCAAAACAGTAATCGAGAACTTACCGTTCTTTATGAAACCTGGTATTATTAAATATGATGTCATGAATGTGAGATGTGATAATGGTTGTCGACTAATAGGACAGTCTACCACAGCAAAATCTGGTATTGGTTTTACAATCCATAATCTATACCTAGATGAGTTTGCCCACGTCCATCCATCGATTGCTGATTCTTTTTACGAGAATGTATATCCTACATTATCCTCATCGAAAGTCTCAAGAATAACAATTACATCTACGCCAAACGGATTTAATAAGTTCTATCAAATCTATGCTGCGGCAGATCGAGGTGATAATGAATACTTAGCAACGAGGATAGATTGGTGGCAACATCCAGATAGAGACGAGGCATGGTATGATAGAGAGCTTGCTAACCTAGGTTCGATCGAAGCCTTTAATAAACAATATGGGAATGAATTCGTTTCCTCATCCAACCTCTTATTAGACCCAGTCGATATGAAGAAGATGAGAAAGAGAATGAAGCCCTATGTCTATCATGACTTTGATGAATTCGATTATATTAGTATTGATACAAAGGGACATTTAGAATGGGATCCTAATTTTGATATTGATTCATGTGCAGATAAAAGTAACTTTTGGGTATTCTCAGTAGATATTGCAGAAGGTAATGGAGGTGATGCTTCTGTTATTAATGTATTTAGAGTAGATCCAATGAATGAAAAAGAAATCGACGCGATAATAAGCCCAGGTGCAATGTACGATTTCTTTAAATTTACACAAGTATGTAGATTTAGATCAAACGAACATGTTATTGAAGATTTCGCAAAAGTACTATATACATTATCAGTAGATATATTTAACTCTGAGAATGTAAAGATGATTGTAGAGTATAATACTTATGGTACAGTGTTATTCCAATACCTAAGAAGTATATTTCCACAAAGAAATGATTTTGATGATGAAATGATAGTTAAATTTAAACATCGACATGATGCTAGAACTATTAAACCAGGAATCAAACTAAAATCTGATAATAAAGCTATCTTTTGTCAGAACTTTGCAAAACTTTACAAGATAAATAGATTAGATTTAACAGACGAGGTTACAGTAAAAGAGGCATCGTTATTTGGTACACTATCAAATGGCAGTTATGGGGCTCAAATGGGCAACGATGATGTAATAATGACTTGCATTACAGCAACCGAGTTTTTTAATACAACAGACTATGCAGATTTCGTAGAAGAGCTCTTAGATTTTATAGATCCAGACGTGCATGATAAGATGGAAAGCATCTTATATAAGGACAATGATCAGGCTGGAGATTTACAATATGATATTTATGACCTACTTAAATAAATTTACGAAATAGCAGGGATATATAATAAAAGAATTAAAAAATAAAAACGAACAACTATGGCATTAAGTCCCAATTTATTACAGTTCAAAAGCTCAGGCGTATATCGTCTAGAGTTTGACAAGTCACAAACCGTAAACATTCCCGCGGAGACTATTAGACTAGTTGTAGGTAGATCTAACAAAGGTCCTTACAACACTCCAGTATTAATAGAAGATGTAGAGCAATTTATCCAAGTATTTGGAGGTGTTGACAAGTCACTAGAAAAGAAAAATATGTTTTTTCACAGATCAGCAATTGAATGTTTATCAAGAGGTCCAATCCTTGCGTTAAACCTTACAACTGTTGATGACGATGACAAAGTATCACTAGTATCTTTAGCGACTAACTCTTCACTAGAAGGTTTACAGTCAATTCCTAAAGATAACTCAGATGCAGAAAAAGTATTAAAAAAGTACAGCGATGTATTTGATACTGACAAGTTCTGGGTACCTTCTGATGAAAAGTTATTGACTGCTGCGGCACAAGACACAAACCACGCTATTTCATTTGTAAATATCAAACAAGATCCTATTACAATTATCGTTAGACAAGCTGGCGATGTAAGAGGTTTTGAGGTATCAGCAAGAGAATGGTATGGTGAAGCTAACATTCCAGAAGGAATAGAAGCAGATGAATACGTATCAGATTACATGGTAGATGTATTTGTATTTAAAGGTAAGTTTGATGCACAAGCATTAAACAACGATCCAACTTATGGTGAATTTTTTAACGCTAAAGGTTTATTCAAATCTGAATTAGCTAAATTTGTTGGACTAAGAGAAGTAACTTTATTATCTCAATATTCTGGTTCATTAATTCCAGAATTCCAAGATAACGAAGGAAGACAATTATACATTGAAACTTTAATCAACCTAGAAGCAAGAAGAACAGGTTTATTCTGTGCTATTCAAGAGGATGCACTTCCAGAGATTGATTTAGTAGGTAATGGATTTAATATCTACCAAGATTACGAAGTACTTTCACATAGAGTTGAACAACAAGTAACTGATCTAAACGTTGATCTTACAGCGCTTGCAGGTAAATGTCAAGTTACTGGATCTACACTTAAAATTGACAGTGTTAATGGAATTAGCGTTGCAGATTTAGCAGCTTTACCTAATCCGATTGAAGTTGGAAGATTTTTAAAATCTGCAATTGACGGAGAATATGTAAGAATTACTGCAGTTGCCCCATCGGGTACTGGCGTATTACTTACAGCTGACGGTAACATTAGTAAACAAATAAATGATTACGAATTTTATTCAGGTTCTTTAGATGGAGCTGTATGGGCTGTTGATACAGATGTCAGAGTCGATGAAGATGGAAACTTAATATTTGCAACTGCACCAGCAGGTGTAGGTGATACATTATTAGGTGCTGGAGGTTCTGGTGCTAACACATGGTTATTATCTGAAAACGCTGGAGAATATGTTGGTATTAACGCTATTACTCCAAACGTTACTGATGCAGTATTCGGTGGTGGTGCATATAAAGTATCTCCAGAAGGATCTGTAGGATTCTCTTCTACATTAGCAGGAAACGGAACAATAACTAATGGGGTTGGATTTTTCGGCCAAAAATTAGCAGTTAGTAATCCATTCTTAATGAAGAAGATTGAATTAAATTCTAGAGCAGTAGCATTCCCAGGAGGTTGGAATTTCCAAGACATGACAGCAGGTATATTTAAGATATACAAATCTGGTGTTGATGATTTCAATACTGACATAGATGCGTCTAAGCATATCAAAGTAGGTATGTATGTAAACGGTGTAGTAGGAGCTGATGGTAACGCTAGATTATCTAGAATTAAGAAAATTGTAAAATCTGTTGAAAACGGAGATACTATTTATACATTTACATGTCACAGACCTGTACCTAATAGTCCTCTACATGCTCTTAAGAGATATGAAGATGCTGCAGGTGTTTACAAAATGTTTGCATTTGATGGAGCTTCACAATCTGATAAGAAAATCGGTGGAATGGAAGGTTTATTATCAGCAATCAAGCCAGGAACTGGTTTAGGAAATGCTTTAACTGATAAAGACAATATTACATTTAGATATGTTGTTGATACTTTTGGATCATTAGAAGATAGTGGAATACTTAACAAAGAAGAATTAACTCAACTTTGTAAAGAAAGACAAAACGCTTCTGCAATACTTAATGCACCAATGATTAAAGAATTTAAAGGTTCAACGAACCCATCATTCTTAAATGAATTCTCTGGAGCATTTGATGTAAATAACGTTGCAACGGGTGGTAACTTAAACTTAAACCCAAGCGCATTATACACATTACCTTCAATAAATGAAGGAGCAACTTACGGATTTTATTACGGTCCTGGTTTAAATGTTATTGAAAACGGTAGAACTAAGGTGATTCCACCAGCTGCTTATATTTCAAATAACTATATCGACAAATATTCTGGCGCTCTGCCATGGTCAATCATTGCAGGTCCAAGAAGAGGTGTTGTCGGAGGAACTGGAGTACAAT